GGAAGGTCAGCTCCTCGCCCCAGTAGGAAGGGAGCGGTACCACTCGGTTACCGGGGAAAAGGTATTCCATTTCCCCTTTGTGTTCGTGCACGATCGCCCGGCCCTGAAAGGTCAGGATTTCTCCGGAGACTGCACCTACGAGACACCATGTGTTTTTCATTCAGGTAGCTCCGCCCAAGCCAACTGGAAGCTCACCGTGTAGTGCGCTTCATTACCAGGATCGACGAACGACCCCTGTCCACTGGGAAAACCCCAGGGAATCCTTTTCGGTTCTTCAATTTCCGAAACCTGGAGTACCCGTACATTGCGGTAACCGGTTCGGGTGACAAGATTCTCGACACCGTTCGGAAGAAGAAGATGTGCGTAAATTGCTTCGGCCAGTTCGTTTGCCTGCCACCAGGGGGGTGTCTGCTTGTCTACATTCACTGCCCAGCAGTGAACCTGGACTACAGGAGCCCTGTAACCGAAGTAAGCGTTGGATCGACCCCTGCCGACAATGATGGGCTGTACATAGCCAGAGGCTGCCCATGTGCTGTTGTCCTGCGGTAGAGTCGTTCCGATCTGATTTACCGGTAGACCCGGTACGGTCTTGAGCCATGCGATGGCGGCTAACTCGGAGTTCGCTCGCTTCACGGCGTACGCTCCTTATACAAGGCTTCCTTCATGAAGTGGGAAGCAGTTCCACCAGGATGATCAACGTAATTAACGGGATGACGTGCACCCGGCCACCAGAGGGCATTCGCTCCACCCTGTTCCTTGCCCTTGGGGAAGATTTCGTGGCGAGGGGTTCCCTCTTCCGCGTAAATGGCCCAAGGAACTGACCTGGCTCCGATACGGGCTACCTTGCTGCGGTTATCGTATTCCTTGTCCAAGTCGGCCTTGAGGCGGCCGGTCTTCACAGGGGCCGTAGCAATCATTGTCTGAAGTACATCGTCGGCCAGATCCACCATGAAGTGGTCAATGTTCCGGTCGATCTTTTCGTACCATCCGGTATCCCAGTCAACGCGTCCCATTGAACACCTCCTCAAACTAAGAAAGGGACCATGCCGTAGGAAAGGACAGCATAAAGCTGACCTGGCATGGTCCCTTCCTTTACGGATTCGAGGGGGTTCTACGCGCACCGTTTACGGGTGTTTAGTGCATATCAACCCTGCATGTGGAATTATACGGGAGACTGATCATCCCACGAACATCAAGTCAATTCGTTTGTCCTGACCCACTACAGGGTTTTGCAGATTCGTGATATTGGTGATGATCCACGTCTGATTGTTGACCTCGTCGTGGATACGATCGTTGGTCTGAACGTCAATGTTCTTACGCATACGCAGACGGGCATAACGGTAGTTGTGGGGCTGGGTACTGACTTCCGGGGAAGCCCAGATCTTCTGCTCCAGAATCGATGCGAGAACCCCGCTGGCAACAATGTTGTTGTTGTCTTCGACGTCTCCCCATTCATCCTCGGACTGTCCTCGATAGATAGAGACTGTTGTAGTTGCTCGGGAGTACATTACTCGTCCTCCCAGGCTCCGCCGTCTGTAGAAGACTCAAAGGAGCTACCCTCGGAACGGGAAGTACCGACCGAGCCGCTTCCGGCCCACTCAATAGACTGAAGACCCTTCATGGTCCTGCGCTTGGACGGACGTACTCGGAGGGACCTTGTACGACGCCAAGACAGCCTGTTGATAGCCCTACGGGCAAAGGGGGCCAGGAGAGTACCGTTCTCGTGTCCACGGGTGAACTGAAGGCCGTCCTGGAGCATTGTGGAGACATCTACGTGAGTGAAGAGATCTGGGTGTTCTGTAATCCAGGCGGCCTGGTATGCCACGGCCATCCGAAGTAAACGAGTGTTCTTCGAACTCAGAGTTGCTTCCTCTGTAACATCCGAGAACATCTCGATAATCGCCTGAGCCTGTCCCAGCTCCGCAGCAGTTACCGTGATGCCGGTGTACGTCAATGTTTCTGCTTCTGTTGCCCAAGTCATCTCGGCACCACCTTACTGATAAAAGAGAACCCTCCCGCCGAAATGAGGGCGGCTTCGGCGGGAGGGAGCTTATCCAGTCGGATTACGCAGTCTTCTCCAGGACTGCGAAAGCCTTCTGGTGACCGATCTTGAAACCACGACGGCTACGGAACTTGATTGCCATCTCGTCCACGGTGTCCTGTGCAGAAGAGACGTCGAAACGGCTCTCCGGACCAGAACGAATACCCAGCTTAAGGAGGTCGCGGTTACCCACGAATACCAGGAGCGGGTTACCCTCTGGAGTAGCACTAACAGCAGCAGAAGTCTTGGCGCCACGGCTCCAGAAGATCTCTACGCCGAAGAGAGAGTCTGGCTGACCGGAATCGCCACCCTGTCCCTGGATGAATACTGGAGTTCCGTTGATGTCCTTCACGTTACGAAGAACCTGACGGAAAGCCGGGTTGGCGATCAGGAGAGCACGACCGTCATCCCAGTAGTCGCTGTCTTCTACGAGTGCCAGGAGTTCGGACAGCTCGTCGTAAGCAGCAGAGGCAGCCAGAGCGGAGGCGTTGTAGTTGTCGTCTGCGGTGTAGCCAGTAGCGGCATCAGTAGTACGCAGAGACTTGTAGACAGAAGTGAACGGAGAAGTAGTTCCATTCTCAGTCGCAGTTACACCGAGGCAGGCGTTGTCCAGAGCAGTGGCGTAAGAAACGCCCCAGTCGGCAGCACGGGCAGCGATGGTGTCTACGATCATGTCGGCGTCAGCTACGTCGTCCTCATCGAGAACAGACTGACCCATGAAACGACGGGCGGTCAAGGTTACGTAGTCAAGGTCACTGTCATCACGGACGTAGGTCTTACCCGCAGTAACGGTGTAGCCCTGCTGGCGCAGGATTCGCTTGGTAGAAGTAGCCATGCTGTGACGCTGGGCTAATGCCTCGATGGCAGAAGCCTTGAGAACACGCATGATGATCTCGGAATCCCACTCAATGGGGATCCAGTTATCGAGGTACGTAGAGTTTGGAGTACCCTCAGAATAGGCGAGAGCCATCTCGATTTTCCTTCCGTTTAGTTAAGAGACAAGTGAGTGCCTGACTCGGCATACTTGGGAGTGAACCCGTTAGTTATTAGGCCTAGTGAGCTGAAGCTTCATCCGGGCCTTCCAGTCCAGTTCCTCTTCCGAGGCAGGAGCCTTCTTCTTACCTCCACCAACGGCGCCGGTGTCGGCAACTTCCTTCGCCGCATCCTTCATACGCGAGCGCTTGAAGAATTCCGGGAAGTCATTCTTTAGCTCGGACACCTGGGCGGTCAGAGCATCGGCATCTACGCCGTCCTCGTCGATCTCAACAGAGTCGAGGTCGAGAAGCTTGATCATGCGGGGGAGGTTCTTACCATTCCAGCCCGCTTCTTCCAGTGCGCTAGGCACTTCAGAGATAAGACCGTATGCAGTAGAACGGCCACGAGTCTCAGCCTTAGCGGTCTCACGCTCTAGCTGACGCTGGAATGTCTGCTCCAGCTTTTCGCGGTTCACCTTGGACTTGTCGTCGTCCTTCGGTTCGTCCTTCTTTGTATCGGTGGATGTATCAGTGTCGTCGTCATCGTCCAGCTTGACCGACGGCTTTTCGATCTTCGCACCCGTCTTCGGGTCGAAACCGTTGTCCCTCAGGAATCGCTTACGCGCAGCCGCTTCACTGTCCGCCTTCTTCTTGGCGTCCAGAACCTTCTGCCAGTCTTCACGCGACGGTGGAGTCCATTCGTCTTCGACCTTGGTCGAGTCGTCTGTACTATCATCATCGTCGTCGTTATCGTCAGAATCGGTTACATCGTCGTCAGAAACGTCGATGGAGCCTCCAGCAATATTGTAAATGGCCTTTCCATTTGCACGGTAGCCAACTACAATTCCTGGGCGAGCTGTAAGAGGAGTATCCTCAAAAAATACGGTTTCGTTGCTGATCATCCTGATCATCCTTTTCTAAAGTGCCGAACTCGGCTTACTGGTCCGCCTTTATAACGGAAGTTATGGTGTTACCTCTGTGCCGGTGAAATCGTCGTAACGAATCACTGCCGTGGACTCGGATCGGATACCTACGGTAGTGCCGGTTGGAACATCAGTATCAGTAACCGAAACCCGCTCAACCCCATTGACAAAGGCCTTAACGGTTGACCCGACGGCTTGCACCTTAGCCACATCGCCCGGTTCGGCTGAAGCGGCATACGTGCCGATAACAGTGAAACTGCCTCCGAGGACCCGGAACAGATCCCAGGTTGTACCGTCATTTCGCCATAGATAACCAGAGGTGATGTTGGAGTTACCTCGACACCACACACCCATGCTTGCTTCCGCAGGAACAGCAATTGTCACCTGTGCGTAATGGTCATCGCTGACCATTTCGATAGCAGCCCGTAGGAGAACAGTGCCTCCATCCCCTCCCGAGGAGAGCTGATCGGAAATAATCAACCAGTTACCCGAAACCTCCACCCATCCGATACCAAGATCCGATGTATTGGCACGGTTGAAGTCATCGCTGAAGGTTACGGTAGGTACTTCGGGTTCAGGCTCGGGTTCCGACTCCATGAGAACGTTGATGTCCTGCTGTGCCGGAATCCAGTTTTCGAGATAGAGGGAATAAGGGGAGTCTTTAGCGTATTCACGCGGCATAGCCATTACGCTTTCCCGGTAGAGCTTTGCCCTGCACCTCGGTTAGCTGTTGCGGTCTGCTGCTTTGCATCAGCAGAGAGCTTGATAGTGCGCTCCTCGTCTTCCTGAGCCTGCTGCCTTTCCTTCTCAGCCTGCTCTTCAGCCCTCTTCTTCCACTCCTGTACAAGAGCGGGACGATATCCGGCTTCAACAAGGGCGACTTCCATGGGGACGCCTGCGAGAATCTTCTCGTTGACGGCCTGCCATTCGACGAAGTCTGTTACGACCTCCAATGGCTCCCACTCCACATTGATTCGCTCCACATCGTGACCCATCATGGTGAGAGCCAGTGTGGTGACCTTCTTGATCTCGCCTCCGTACGAACTCTGGCGGAAACTTGCCTTGGAGTTCAGGAAGCTGTTGACCTGACGAATGTTCTCCCCACTTGGAGGACGTTCGCCCTGACGGTCGAAATAGTGGAACGGTGTGTCTGTGGCCTGAGCTAGTGCCTTCACGTAACGGTCGAAAGGCTTGAGGAAGGCATCAGCGTCCGCAGATGCGAACTGACCGACTTCCTTCATTCCCGAGAACTGCCAAACCGCAGCCGGGTCTGCCTCAAGCTGAGACTCGTTATCGTCATCCTCCGGTGTCTGCCCCTCGTCTTCAGGGGCGAACGGGTCGAAGTCTGCACCCTGCGTTCCGGACTGGTCGGCCATAGGGTCGAGCAGCGCGTAACGCTGAGGGAAGCTCTGGTAGTCCACAGTGGCTAGGTGGCTCGTCACAAGCTTGTTGATGGCAAGCTGTGGGCCGTAGGCGTTTACGTGGTCCGGGCGGCCGTACGCACGATCTGTACGGAAATGGAAGATAGGTACCTCACCGAAGGGGTTGGGCAAGAAAGCTGCATTGCCGTCAGATGTGAACGGCTCCCACTTCTGGTTGGCATTCTTCTTCTTGGAAGGCTTGCCCTTGTGGAACCAACGCTCAATACGGTCTGAGTAGTAGAGGTTGACTCGGACGAACTTACCGAGGCTGTTCTCTTCTTCCCAAGCACGAATGGCGTAGGTCTTCTTCTTGGGGTTCTCGCTGTCGTAGAACACGCGAGTGGTGAAAGGATCGAGCGGCATAATGTCAACCGCTACGATGGTCTTCTTGGTGATCGGACGAGCTTCGATTACGTCGTCTTCTACAACGACGTCACCAGTTACAAGCTGCTTGGCAGTCTTGGTAGGGTCGAAGCCACGGGCTACATCACCGTCGCCGTTTTCACCAACTACAGGCCATACCATGGCGTAAGAGTCGCCGTACTTGCCTGTGTTACGGAAGAGAATGGGGTACTCTTCGGAAAGCTCGTTGTACTCCCAGAGATCCTCAATTACGGAGTTGACCTCTTCGTTCTTCTCGAAGACGCCCTCTTCGTTGCCTTCCTTGTCCGCATTCACGTTGTTCAGACGTAACTTGTTAGCTACGGCGTCAACCGGAATATGGGCAAAGTTGAAAGACTCGATAGCATCGAGACCGAACTTGGCTAAAAGTCGAGTAACCTTCGGAGAACTGTAGACCTCGTCTACAGTTCCCTCGTAGAAGGCTGCCGCACGCTCGTAGGTCTTGCGAGCTTCGACAAGCTCCCAGTATCCGCAACGGAGGTCCTCTAAGTTCTGTGACTCGTCGTATACCACCGCTACCTCCTTACCTTGGCTGTCGAATGCGTCGTCCGGCCTTTGGCCGCTGTTCAGGTCGCTGGTGCATAAGTACGGCGTTGCCGACCGCGTCGATTAGGTCGTCATTCGCGGAGTGAGGGAAGTTAATCATCTGCTCTTCGAGCGGAGGGAACTTCTTCTCATGTACTACGCGGGTTGGGTGCATCTGGTAGAGGTTCAGAAGCCTTCCCGCGCGGGATTCCTTCTTTTCCTTGTTGTGCACCGTATAGATTTTGACCGGCATACCATGCAGAGTGTCCAACCAGCGATCTCCACCCTGGTTTGTCTCAACCAAGATGCCCCGAATCTCTGGATGTGACTCCAGAATACTCATTACGAGCCTTCGAAGAGGGTCACCATGCATTTTTACCGCACGGACGTATTTTACAACAGAACAAGGTGGCTGTATTCCGGACTCCGTCCTACGACGTGGTCGAAAGCCCACTACAGCCAGTCCGGTGTAGTCAGAATCCTTGGTTGCAGTAACCGCACCGTCGATTGAGAGAATTGTGGATGTGCAGAGATCCAGTTCCCCATAACTGAAGTCATCCATCGTCCAGTACTCGGAATCGATGGCCATGGGGTTGTTCAGGAAGTTCTTCTGGTACGAGCGAGTGTGCTCAATACCCTCCAACTGAGTGAGAGACCACTTGGCAGGCCAGAAACTGCGCCTGGTGCCGTCTGGATTCTCTTCAATGGGGAGCTGGTGGTGCACCTTGAAGTTCTGAGTGTCGATCCACTCAAAAGTGTTGTCCTCATCGATCCAGTCGGCTGCATATTTGACCAACTGATGAGTAATAGACCCTGGCATGGTCACTGTTCCAGACAGGACTACACGCGCGCGCTCGTTAAGAGGGAGAATGGCGTCCTGAATGGTGATGAGACGCTGCTTCATCTGATATTCGGAGTAGTTGGCCTCGTCTGGCTCAATGTCGTCCAGGAGAAGCGTGTCCGGGCGCTTGGCACCAACCTTCATACCCAGGGAAGAGCTGTCCGCACCCTTGGCCATGAAGATGAAACCGTTTGCGCAGAGACGAATACCCTTGGCGTCACCTTCAACAGAACCACGCTGACGCTTCTTAGCAGCACACAGCTCGGGGAAATCCTCGCGAAGGAGCGGATTGTCGTCCAGTTCGCGCTTGAAGGTCAGAAGATGCAGTTCTGCCTGGGCTCCGGAGTCGGCGAAAGCCGCCAGAAAGATGGAATACTTGTATGCAGCCCACCAAAGGGGCAGGAGAAGGAACCAGAAGGTACTCTTCCCGCTCGCACGCGGGGCTAAATAGGCATCTCGGTACTCCCGGAAGTCCGGAGCAGGGTCCATCCACTTCTTCGCGTGGTTAAACCACTTGAAATGGTGCTCACCGAACGTGATATTGCCTTCGTCATCCTTCAAGTGATGCGACAGATAGACTAAAGCGAACATCATCGGGTCGGTTTCACATAAGGCACGCCTTCCTTCGGAGGTTTCGAGCAGCCGGGGGTCAACCTCGGCTAACGCAGCCTTCCAATCGGGTAGCATGGCCTTCTCCTTAACAGTCCTGAATGATGGTGTTGTACTTAGCTCGGTTACGATTAGCCAAAGCACTGTGAGTCAAGTCGTCCGTGCTCACTAACTTGGCGTGCCAGTCCGTGTGACGCTGTAGCATCTCTTCAGACGGGTCGACCAGGCAGCCGCACTCTTCACATGTGATCATGGTTTGTTAGCTCTCCTTGCAATAGCAGTCGATCAGTTCACACTCAGAACACTGGAGACAGCACATGCCGTCACCGCAGTCACACTCCCAACCTGGTTGGTCCCAGGAGTGTGGCTCACCCTCTAAGCAGTAGTCCGTAGGTGTCACTTGATTAGTTCCTTTAGCGCCTGTAAGCTGGCTCCATGGACATCGGAGACCGCGTTGTGTACGTACTAAATGACGAGATCGACCTGAACAGGGACGTCGGCACGGTCGTCGGCTGGGATGAATGCGACCAGGAGTGTCCTCGGGTGTTGTTCGAAGACGGGGACGCTTATACAGTCGACCGCGTTGATCTCAAGCTCCTGGTGGAAAAGACACCACCGCAGAAGCCAATGCATCTGCATTTCGGGTGTTCCCAGACTCCATGCTCCTGGCCAGGTCATTCGTAATTCCCAATTCTACCAGCAAGATCGGAAGAGACGGTAACCGTGCCCAAAACACCTGAGATGCCTCGGGATCGAATGGCCCGCATGTTCGGCCTCGGAGAATTCGGAAAGACGCTCGCTGAAGAGATTCTCCGCGAGTATGGCGAGCAGATTGCTCAATGGCTCGAACTAGCCGCAGATCGCCCCGAGGCGGCTAAGGACGTAAGGGAGTTCAACGGTTATGGCTTCGAGTGAGCACGTCCTGATAGTCGGGGACACTCATCTCCGGCGAGTCCATCAGCGTGAGTACTGTATGTGCTTCGAGGCTTGTTGTGTCTCCGGCGACATGGAGTGCGTTTGCAAGGACTGCGACTGTGGTGAGAAAGGGAGTCCGGTTATCGCGACTCGGCTAGAGGCCGTCGTACCGGACAAGCCGGAGCACGCCTGTGTCGACTGCGGCACTGAGGTCTTCCGTAACGGAACTCGGGGACGGTTCCCCAGCCGCTGCCCAGAATGCAAGGAGAAGCGTTGATTCAGAACACACGCCTGGCTAAGGCCGTGTACTGGCTGGCCGGAGAATTATCCCGAGTCAAGACCTACCGGCAGACCTATCAGTGGACCAATCAGGGGGAGTGGCGAGAAGCTGTAGGGGGAGAAGGCCCTCTCCCCGAAATGGAGACAGAGAAAGCCGGTCGTCTCTGGATGCCGTGCGGACTCAGCATGAAGCTGCTCGGGTTGTCCGAAAGCCTGGATTACAAGCACTGGGAGCACTGGGCCCTGGAGCACAGTCTGTGTGATGAGGGATCTCGTTGCTATGTCTGCGGCGGACACATCGATCCTGTCTATGAGGACGTCTGATGTGGGGTGCCGGGCCTGTCCCCTCAACAGGGTATGACAACCCTTCCCCTGCCAATCGAGAGTACCGAGCCCGGGTTGCCTTCGACCGGGATGAGCGCCTCAATTGGGAGGAACGTCGAGTCTACGATGAGGCTTTGATCGAGTTAGAATTCGGCCCCGGTTTCTTCCGGAGGGCTCATCCCTGATAGACAGAGCCTGCCGTTAACTGTAAGGTTAGTGGCAGGCTCCCCCACATTTGGAGGTCCCATGAGCTTTGGACTTCGTCTATCGTTGTATTTTACACTTCTCTGCTGGGCACTGGTATCCACCAGTGTGTATGCAATGGCCTGGTGCGGCCAACATGATGCCATCAACGTGGTTGTCGGTATCGGCCCTGTCGCACTGGTAGGAACAGTCTCAACATATATCCAATGGAAAGTCTGGCAGGACAACTGATGGGGTTAAACGCGCAGTACTACATCACCTGTGATCTCTGTGACACAGACTCAGGCCGAGCCGACCTCACCCAGGAGATAGCCTGGAACTACGTCCAGCGGGGCGACTGGTGGACCAACAGGGGTTACGGCGCTGCCGTCTGTGTGGACTGCTACGACCCCGAGAAGACGTACCACGCGCAGAACCTCAACGTCTCGTGCGTGCTCTGCATCTCGGGCGAACACATCGCCATCCGGAAATGACGAAGGGCCCAGACGGAGGATGTCTGGGCCCTTCTGACGGGGGTGTTACGACCTTACTTCTTTCCTGCCTTCTTGGCAAGGGCCGTGTCGTACTTGTAGCAGGTTACCCAACTCGTCTCCAGGATGGAGTGGTTCCCACGAGCAGCGTACGGTCCTTCGATGCTGGACTCGTTCTGAAGGATCCAGGAAGCCGCAGGCATCGCCGTGGCGCCTTCACCGATCTTCTTGCCGTCCAGGAAGAACTTGACCTTGCTCGGAGTCCACTCGACCGACGCAGTGTGGGTCTTGTTGAACCACGGCTCGTTGGTCGACCAGTTACCGCCCTGCGGGTGCGTGTACGCGGAGATTTCGCCGCTGTAGTCGTTCTCCGGGAAGTCGATTTCCTGACCACCCTGGTAGAACAGGTGAGCGGACTTGAAGCCGCCGTCGTCACGCACCACACGGAAGCGCTCGGAGTACTTGCCGTACTGCTGGTCCATACACTTCTTGGGGACCATGGCCGCCACGTAGTTGTCCGTGCCGGTGGCCGGACGGTACATGTCGACCTTCATGGTGCCGGTGCCGTCATACCCGTTGGGGGAGACGGAGACCGTCTTGTCGGCCCGGTAGGCACCGCCGTACGGGGCTCCATCGTTGCCGTCGGCACCACTCTTGGCGGTGTCGTCCCAGTTCGTCGGGTAGGCCCACCAGTTGGCGTAGTACTCCGGGTAGGCAGCGAGACCGCCGCAGTACGCCTGCGGGGTGTCGACGTTGTGATCGCAGTCCGAGAACTTGCCCAGCGGCACGGTGTCGCCGTTGAAGTTCTCCTTGAACGTCTGCCTGAACGAGCCGCAGTTGCCCGACGGCATGTTGTTGTTGGTCGTCGCACAAGCGTCCTGCGACGGGAACGTGTCAGCGGCCTGAGCTGGGAAGGTGCTCATCAGAGCAGCCCCAGTAAGCGCCGTACACATCAGAAGTCCCTTGATCCTCACAGCAGTTGACCTCCACTAGGTTGTGTCGCTACTATATTAGCGTAGATAGTGAATAAAGGAAGGTGCAGGATGAAGGTCACAATGACCCCGGTAGACGAGGGTACGGTCCAGGTACTGTTGGAGGAGAATGGCCGGATGTACTCCTTCGAGGGCCGAATCGTCGTCTCTGACCTGGCCACTGATTACAATTTTGCGATGGACTACGAGCCCTTCACTACGCTGGGTCAGCGGATCACCTCCAAGCCTTCTTACCGCTACACGTTAGAACTCAACGTACGGTCCCTTCAGATGGTAGACCTACCACGCTTGGACGCCAAAGTCAAAGAGCTTGCGGCTGAAGACCTCTCCTCAAAACTAGCTAGTTACCCACAGCGACACGTACTGGGTATGGACGCTCCGGAGCCGGGCGAGACCGAAGTGGTCTTTGATCAGCCTGAACCGGACGAGTCGACGGATATCCCCGAGGGTTGGATTGATCTCAATGGCGCATAATCACGAAAACTGCATCGAGTACAACTGCATGGACGGCGCCATTTTAGGCCCCTGCGATGACGGAGAAGGTTACTGCCCCAGCGGCGATTGCACCGTAGTAGGGCACTGTGATTGTCTCTGTCACTCGGGCAAGACTTGCATGTGCGGTACCTACTCTTGGCCTCGGAGGGAGAAGCAGACATGAACATGGAAGACTGTCCGATCCACAAGGTCGAGAAGAACCCACCCTACCCCTTCACCTGCTCCTGCAAGGCTGATTACACCGACCTGGAATGGTTGAACGTAGCTTCTGCGGAATATCATGGTTGGGCGGCTTACGGTGAATATCACGCATGGGTGCGTGAATCTCCGGAAGCACATAGCAAGTACGTCAAGATGCTTTGGGACTACCAACTGGTCTACACCCGGCTATACCGCAAGTGGCTGCTGAACGACATGATCAAGCAGATCGGCGACGCGGCCATGACTGACCGATACGAGATCATCCAGCATCTCAAGCTGCGGGCTGAAGCTGATTACTACGGGGGCGAAGAAGAGGACGATGAGTAGGCGCAACAGTTACAACCACTGCCCCAACTGCGACAAGAAGTTCATCTTCCGGCCGGACCAGCGGTGGTGTGACGACAACTGCGAGAAGCAGTTCTGGTACCAGGAATACCTGAATGCACAGGACTTTCTCATGGATAAGGATCTGTTCCGGGAATTCGGCGAGTGGTGCCGGGCTCACCGCAGTGGGCGTCCAGAGGCAACAGATAAAGGGGCCAAGATCTGATGGGTATGCAGCACAGCACGTACTTCGCTTTCGGGGCGAAGATTGCACAGGACGCATATGCCGTCGACTGGGAAGAGCTTGAGCCCGGTGGCATCTGGCACCCAACACTAATGGCCTATGACGTGGGCTTCTTGATGGCAGGTGATTACGACCGGGATATGATGTTCCTGACGTCCTACTGCAAGCGGGTTGAACCAGGGTGGTACGAGCGTATCAATGCGTTTGAAATAAACATCCAGGTTCTCGGGTGTCAGCACAACCTGAGGTCAGTAGCTGCGGAGATCGGACATCCTCTTATAGAAGAGCCCTCCTGGTTCGTAGTTCCGGACCTGTCATGAAGAAGTTATGGGTCTGGATCCGTGCTCAGCGGTCTAACGACTGGATCTACTACTTCGTCATGACGTTCTACGCTTTCTTCTTCATCTATCTGATTAGTGGACTGTGGGTATGAGCTTCTACCGTATGTACTACCCGCTATGCACAATGTGCGGGAAGATCAATCAGAACGGTAACTCCGATATCGTTATCGCCAAGCGGGCAGCAGTGTTCGACGGCTGGCAGGCGATCCCCGACCAGTGGATTTCTGACGGGGTAGAAATCGGCTGGGAGTTCTACTGCCCGATTCACTGGGTAGAGGACGAGACTGAAGAATGAGCGAACGGAAGGCATGTCCCTGCGGATACTATCTAGAGTGTGGTGTCCACTGCGGTGACGGGCACACGAACGGCATGTGTACTCCGTGGCCTCTTCCTATCCCGGACTGCCCTACGTGCGGGGCATTCCGTATCGAATCTCACCCGACGAAAACTATCGTCCGGTGTGCCAACTGCAAAGAATGGTTAGCGTAATGGGCTGGGCAAGTGCAAGCGGTATCTTCAACGACGTAGCTAGCGCAATCATCGAGGCCGGTGTAGAAGCGGAGAAGGGAACGGCTGTCCTGGCTGATCTCATCCGGACCTTATCGTATGACGACTGGGACACGCAGGACGAGTCGATCGAGGGCTTCCGAAACAATCTAATGGTCATGGAAGCTTTCCGTCAGGCGGGCTTTGAGAGCTACGTCGATGAATACACAGAGGATGATGAGTAATGGGCTTAGAAACGTCCTACTACCTTGTCTGTGACGGGTGCCGCAACTATGCTGGATACAGCCCGGCCGACTCAGTCATATTAGCTATCAACAATGCCAAGCGGCTCGGGTGGAGCATAGTCTCTACGGAGAGCAAGACCTACCCCGGTACACAGGCAGTCCAGGCCGTGTGTGGTTACTGCTTCGCCGCTCAAGGTAAGGTTAAGGATGAAGACGACCCTAGTTTGCACTGATTGTTCCCACCGGTTCTCGGTACCCGACTCGTTCGACCGAGAATTCGTCCGCTGTCCCGAGTGCTACGTACACGGCAGCGTAGTGGGTGTAATCCGCGAAGGAGTACGCATCTTCTTCTCGGACACGGAAGAGACCACGCAGCTACCTGTAGTAGAAGCAGAGGCAACTGATGGCTGACTCCTGGGTGTCGCGAGGCGTCGTATGGCTGGACGGCAAGTGGTACTACATCCGAGAGGTGTGCAACACCGACTGTTTCGAGCCCGGTACCCGGTTCGTAGAACTGGACCTAGTAGTCATGCACCCGGAGGAAGACGATGTCGAAGACTGACATGAGGAACTTCAAGGTCCGCTGGGACGGCACGGACGAGCAGGAAGGCCAGCAGGTGACCTCTGTGGTCTCCTACACCAAGGAGGGCGCCGAGCGGCGGGCAGGGCTTCTGCGGAACGCTAAGAAGGCCAATGTAGAGGTCTTCGAGGTCAAGCCGGGCACGGACGAGGAGATCAAACGCTAATGCGTGAACTGCTAACACGTATCCGCTGGATATGGGACAGGCCGGGTTGTTTCTGGCGCTGTTCGAAGTACCGCTTCGCCTGTCCGCACGGTTCTATATCGAAGGCTGCGGCCCGGTCTCTGGCTATGAGGGATCGGACCTGGAACGAACCCTTCTTTGAGAAGACATTCCACAGCCGTGGGCATGTGTGCGAGACCTCGCGTTGCTGGTCTGAATGCCACCCTCCGGGCTGCCATCCGTCCGACTGCTGTGGGGACCCGGCTGTGCATGGGGATCCACGATGATCTGTCTCCCGTCCATGCACGAATGGGTCAAGCCTCCGTCCGGGTGGTTTGCACAGTGCAAAGTATGCCCACAAGAGGG